AATCATAACATTCCTCATTTTGGTTGCAGACGTTACAATTACCATTGCCGCAATTGCATCGCCTTTTGATTAAATTCCTTTTCCTTAAAATGAATCCTCCCCGGGTTGACTTCTTACCTTTTTGATAAGTTTGTTCAAACAATGGATAGTCATTCTCATTATCGTTTAAAAAGTCCACTAAGATAGTCCTAAGTCCATCTGCTGTCAACTTTTCCGAATCTCTCTTCTCATTCCTTTCACCAGAGGTAATAGTTTCCGAATACTCGCTGTTCGCCTTCTGTCCGCCTTTGTTGGTAAGTTGTAACATCAATTTAGGCAGTATTCTATATTTTACATAATAAGCAAGGCAAGGCTTGATAAAGTCATCCAATAGAGTAGTATTTTTGGATGACAAGGTTTCTGTCCCAACTTCGACTAAAAGTAAGTTGTAAAAATCCTTTCCTAATATTGGTCGAATCCACTCATATTGAGTCGTCAGAATTTCACTATCTTGAATCTTTGCACTGTTAAAATTTCTGCCTTCGATAAAAGATAATGTCACTATCTCATCTGCCGTAATTAATAGAACCATTGACTTTGTTTTTACATAACTTCAAATAAGAATTTCTTTTGCATTTCATCTTCTTCATCATAAGGCAAACCTCGGTCTGCTCTAGCTTCCCAAACTTTAAGGAATTTATCAAGTTCTGACTTTACTGGTGACTTATTTATAAAGGTCAAATTGGTTGCATCAATGCCTAAAATAGTATTCAACGCAAGTTTAATTGGACTTAACATCAAATTTTGTTCTGGCAGTATGGTATCTAGCAAAGCCATGTTGTATTCATTAAGAATCTTGTCCTTATCGAATCCATTTGAGTCACCTAACGACATCAAAGAGCGGTACCAACTATGAGCCGATATTAACTCCCTAATTGCTTCTTCCGACATTTTATGCCAATCACCTTCAAACTTTTGTTCAATAGGGATAAATTTAGATTGCTTACCATCCAAGTCCGAAACTATGAAGACGACTTTCCCCTGCATATCTTCTCCACTATACTCTGCCTCAAGTTCGTTTTTTAGTTCCAAACTTGCCTCTTCGCTTTCAAACTCTCCAGACACCATCATTATTCCACTTGACTGAAAACTATTATCAAGCCTTGCGATATTCCATCTGTTGGTCTTATATGCTATCGCTGAGGCATCCAAACCAGCTACCCAATCCATTATGCCATAATTAACAAACTCGGGTTCATAACTCTTAATATGAACCATAGTCCTAATTATTCCATCACTATTCGCATCCGATACATAAGGGAATTTTGGTAAGTACTCTGGTAAGCTTCTTTTATCTCTCCAGTTTGCCTTTATTACAAAGCCCAATTTATCGTCAGAAATTCTTACTGTCGTGTGGTCATGGTGCTCAAGGTTCAGAAATTCATTATTACTATTCGTTATAAATTCCAAGTAGGCGTTACCATCCGATAACCTATCTAAAATTAGATTCCTTAAAACCTCTGTCAAACTTTGACCACTCGAATTTACATTTTTAGTCCACTCGAATAGGTTTTCGTCTTCAGTACGAAAACCATGTCCGCCAATGAAGTTCATCTTCTTATTTAATATACCTCTATGAACTCCACTTTTCCTGTTTAAAGCCGCAATGGCTTGTGGGAAAAGATTATCAGACCCAAAAGGAATTACTCCAAACCTTTTGATAAGCCGTTCAGAAATTAAAGAATCTGGCGTTGCAACGGGGACTTTAGAACTATTAATCTGAAATGTCTTTGTCTTTTGCCGCATCTACTTTTTTCTTTTTTTGAACGATAGGTTTCTTGACTACTTCTATTGGGTAGCCAATAACTTCTTTTAAATATCTTAAATCTTTTTGCGTCAAATTAGAATCTAACAAGAAGACTCCAGACTTATTCCATTCGCAAGGTCGAGCGAAAACCCTCAAACCTTGCATTTCTAATGGAATTTTATATGTTACATCTGCCATATAAATTTATTTTATTTTACTATTAAGTAAGTGGTACAGAACCTGTAAACGTTCGAGGTAACTCTGGTGACGTGTTTGCCAAAGTAAGAACAAATCCTTGTAGGTCTGTCAATGCCCTTCCACTTGTACCTGTGCCACTCGTCAACTCCAAGTAGTGCTCTTTTTGAAAGTAGTTGTCGTACCCCAATACCCAATTATCGCCTTGGTTGGTCTTTACGATTGCAATTAAACCACAATTAGAGGCATCCGAAATTTCCTGTACGGCATCTCTCGAAAGTTGAGACAATTTATCCATATTAAACTCAATGGAATTTTCTGAAGCCACGATTCCATTAGCTGGAGTTGGGTTCATCAATAATTCTGCTTCGCCTTTTTTGAACTCGTATTTTTTAAATACTTTGTCAGTAACAGGAGTCACCGCTGACCAATCACTTGAGTCAGAAGAGAGTGTAAATTCCGTTAGATCCACCACTTGAATTAAGTAGATAATTGCGACCCCAGAACGTCTAGCACCACAGTCCGCACTTTTTAAATATCCTGCTAATAAATATAACATTGTTTTTTTATATTAAAAAGAGGCTTTAGGCAATCTCACCTAAAGCCTCTTAATGATTTATTAAATCAGTCCTAAGTATTCTTAACTAATCTTTATTAAGCATTCTCTCCCCAAGTCCCTGTAATCAATTGCGGATGAATAAACCCAGCATTAAACTCGAAATTCAAACGTGAACGTCTTTCCTCTTCATCCAAGTTTGTCCAAATACGTGCGTCCGTATGCGTTCCCAAACCAAATAACATAAATAAGTTACCAGGTGTTGACAAAATCGCACGGTGTCTTTTGCTGTTTCCAAAGTCTGCCTCGAGAGCGGTTTCAATCGGCATGGGTACTATTGGAATGCCCTTATATGTCAATCGAACAATACCATCAACCAAAGCAGTACGACTCGAATCCAAGCTGTCCGAATCCGATAACGTGTCCTCATAATTTTCTCTAAATTCATCAGTCGCATAAATTCTCAATTCGACTGCTGGAATAGACTTTAAGATACGGTCTGCGTTACGATACATCTTCTTGAAATAAGCAAGTGCCACGTCATCTTTCAATGACTGGTCAGAATTTACGTCCGAGTTTGTCAAGGCGTATAATTTCACCTTTTCACCGCCTGTTTCACTTTGCGATGCCACAATGGCTGTCCAAATACCGTCAATTGCGTTGTAACGTCTGTCACCATCTCCATCTGAAAAACTAGTAGATGAGTCACCAGTTACATAGTTGCCACCGCTACCGTGTGTCTTTGACTTATCACCCAACCACATATTCTTTATCAAGCCTCGCATGGTCGCCTCAAGTAAAATACCTGTTTCTGCCTCTTCGATGTCGGTACCATCCAAGTCACCAATGTCAAATCCGGGGTTGTTTGCCAATAATCTTCTTTGAACTCGATCCAAGTAAGTATCTAAGTCCAAAGACATTTCTTTTTTGAAACGTTCACAAACAATTCTGACAGGAATTAAAGCACCAGAGTCGCCACCCATGTAGCCTTTAGTTCGTTTGTAAACATTGTCATCCGCAATTCCTAAGTAAGTTAGGTTTTTTGCGTTGTCCACAGTTGTCCAAATTGTCACCCCTTCAGGTAACATCATTACTTCAGCTGGTTGAATGAATAATTCTTCTATATTCTCACCGCTGTAATCCAGAGTTCCATTGTATTCCAATGCCATGACTTATTATTTTTTTTCTTTATAATATTAAAAGCTAAACTGAAAACTGAAAACAAGAATTTATCTGCTCATTAAAGCCTTGTAATTCAACTCCGATGCCGCCTCGTTTCCTTTGTACTTTCGTACTTTTTTCACAATCGGATCCTGCCCTCCAGCAACTTGTTTCTTTAATCCTTTGTTTTTGGAGATGGTGACTTTCAAAGCATCCACTTCTACTTTCAAGGCAGCAACTTCAGTTACGGATGTAGCCTTTTCAGTTTCCAAAGCAGCCTTTTCAGTTTCCAAAGCGGTCTTTTCAGTTTCCAAAGTAGTCTTTTCAGTTCCAAAGGCAGTCTTTTCATTTTCCAAAGCAGTCTTTTCATTTTCCAAAGCAGCCTTTTCAGTTTGCAATGTGGTCTTTTCAAGTTCCAAGGCGGTCTTTTCAAGTTCCAAGGCGGTCTTTTCATTTTCCAATGTAGCCTTTTCAGTTTCCAAGACAGAAACCTTAGCTTCTAAAGCTGTTTTGGCGTTGCTAATTTTTTCCAATTTGGAAACTGCTGCCTCTTCAGTTACATCCTTTCCCCAAAATTTGTCCCAAACACTCATTTCATTTGACATAGTATTCTCTTTTAAGATTGATTTTTTGTATTCCTTAACTTCATTAATTCCCAACTGCTTTTCAAGTGAAAAAGTAGCACCTTGGTTTGCTGGTATTGAAACGACAGAAACTTCTAACAACTCCAATTCTTTAATTATCCAAGCCTCTTTTTCTGGAGAGTAGTCAAAGTCTAAAAGATAGAATCCGATTGAAAAAGTTTTAAGCAGACCCATTGAAATTTTCCGCCCGGCTACATCTGAAACGTCAATTGCACATTTTACAAAAAGTCCTTTCTCGTCAACCAAAAGTTCCACGACTTTTCCAATGACTTTATCAAGCGAGTGATTAAATAATACAATCGGATTCGCACGGAAATTTTTCAAGGCTTTTTTATTCCAAGCGGATGGAGGAATTATATCACCGTGTCTGTCAATTTCGTCCGTACTTGCGTAGCCTTCTATGTATATGAATCCATCTACATCGCCTTCCGCCTTTTCCGCTTTTTTAAAGTTTGCAGAAATTTCGAGCCTCTTATTTTTCACCCTTAATGCCGTTGCACTTCTACTGCCTTTAGTATCGTTATTCATTAATTTTCGATATTGAACTTTATAAAATGTTCTACAAATATGATAATATACGCCCACATTAAAAAAGCATATTGATTTAAGTAGGCACGTTTGCACTCCTTTTTTAATTATTCCCACATTATATTGCGAAAATAAACACAATAATATACCTTTGAATATTCGATTTTTAAAGTGTTTATTTTAGCCAACGTAATTATTGTTGGCTAAATTTTTACTTTATTGGATGAACATCCACTTTTAAACTACTTTTTAAGCCTATTTGCGACATCCTTAACGTGTTCTTTACTCACATTATACTTATTAGCTATTTCCGTATAAAATCGCCCTTGAAGAATCTCTGACTGAATGAAGGTACGGTTCAACTCGTATTTTGACAGACTACTAAAGAATATCAATTGACTGTCCGATAATTGCGAAACATCATTTATTTCTACTCCAAGTACATAGGTTGCGGCAGTTAGTATTGATTTATACTTTGTTTCTAAAGCCATGTAGAATTTATTTTTACCTGTTCTACCTCATCCGTTTTTGCAATTATGTCTTTAGTCGTCACAATTACTTTTTTATCATTAATCGCTTTAGTAATTCTATCGGATAGCATCTCTCCAAATTTGTTCATGTTATTGTTATTCATCTGCTGTTGTTGAACAAATGGTGGCGTTAATGAAGTTGGCAACTTACCACTAAAGCCACCATTTGCCAAAGTTGGTAATCTACCTCCCACGGCTTTTATTCCAGCACCCTTCAAAAAACTCCGTCCTGTACCCTTGTAAGTGTTTAAAGAATCTGCAATTTGTAATGGAGTACCTGTTAGATTTAATCTTTCTTTTGATGCCAAAGCTTTTCGGTTTATTACTGCCTCCCCCTTTTCAATTTCGATTAATTCTCCACCTTCGCTATGAAGACGACCTGTATCTAAGTACATACCTTTTTCTGCTTTGTCAATTGCCGCAACTTCAAAAGCCGCCTTTACTCCAATGGCTGCCGCTGCAAAAAGCGAAGCTGGAAATGGAGTAGTCGCCAATACAGTAAGAATGGCTGCCGCTGCATTTATTACCGCCATTCGTTTTTTTAACTTCTTGTCCTTTTCGAGTGCTATTTCACTAGCTTTCTCGGACTGCACTCTGGCTCTGGTTTCTATGTCTTCCTTACCTTTGGAGTATTCTTCTTCAGTAATTAATCCAGCTGCTTTTTGAGCATCCAAAGTCTGTAACTCCATTTCTGCACGACTCTTGTAATATTCCAAGTCCTGTTGTAATTGGCTTTGAATTTGGGCAGCCTTTGCATCCGATATTCCATTAAACACGTCATTTGCCAATCCAATTGCGGCATCTTTGACTTGCTGACCACCTTCTTCATCCGTACCAAACAAGTTACCAATGCCTGTATTGATAGCAGTTCCCGAATCCTGTCTAAAGTCATTCGCTTTGTTTACGAATCCTGTAGCCTTAACAGGTGCCTGTAAGGATTGAATTTCGGACTGTAATTTTTTCAGTTGGCTTAATTGGTCTTCATTCAATACTCCTGTAGATTCCAACTCGGCTCTTATTAGTTTTAACTTTTGATTGGCAATATCTAAAGCAATTTTCTTTTTAGCTTCCGCCAACTCTTCTTCCCCAACTATTGTAAGTTGGGCAAAATTGTTTTGAATGGCAAGTTCGTCATCCAGTTTATCTGCTTTGAATTTATAAGAATTTTCTGTTTCCGCTTTAGACTTCAAAGCATATTTTTCATCAATGTCAGAAAGGTTGCTAGAATGTTCTATTTCACGTTGCTCAATTATTTTATTAATTGACTCGTTAAAAAGGATCTCATTTTTAGATAGTGATTCCTTATTGATTAATTGTAGTTTCAAGTCTTCAATATCGTTTGAGAATCTATCTTGTTTTAATTTCTTGTCCTTTATTATTCCATCTTCGAGGTTTTTTAACTCTTCTTCTGTTGCCTTTCTTTGTATTTTTTGTAATTCACTCGCCAATTTTTCAGCTGCCTTAATCTTTTCTTCTGCTTTCTTCTCCTGTTCTTTTTTAAGTTTTTCAGCCTCCTTTTCAGCTGCCTTCGCTTTCTTTTCAGCTGCCTTCGCTGCCTTCTCATTTTCGGCTTTGGTAAGTTTGGCTTTTTCCATCGCCTTCTGTTCCATAACTTCGGCTTTTGCCGCATCCTCTTTAGCTTTTGCAGCCGCATCCGCACTCGCCTTGCTAACTGCCTTTTCAGTTTCCAAGTCATCTATACTACCAGTGAACCCTTCTTTAAATGCCTCGCCAACACTTTTGCCCGAACGCAATATATCTACTCTTTTTGCCTTTAGTTTTAGTATTTCTTTATCTAAATTTTCACTCGTCTTACCAAAGGGATTAAGTTTTTCTGCCTCCAGTTTTAAGATTTCCATCTGAAGTAAAATATCCTTAAAGGCGTTTATAAGATTGTCCTTCATTTGAGTAGCACCAGCAATTACACCATTTAAAATATTGGGTAGATTTTTGAGAAGGTTCATCCAATTTTGGACATAATTTCTTAACAAATCAAATGCAAATGATAATAAATCTATGTTTTTAATTCCCCACAACACGGCATCTACAACGTTTGTCAATACATCCACAACAAAAGTAAGCACCCCAGCAACTACATCAAAAACTTCTGCCATTATACTGCCTTCATCCGATACACCCTCCGTAGCTTCTCCCGTATCGAATAGCATTGAGTAATACTCGCCAAGGCTACTAAACAACTCCTTAAAAGTTTCAATGACAGGCGAAAATGCGACTATCAATTCATTGAGGGTTTCTATTAAAAAGGCTTGTGCCTCGGTCTGCAAAACGTTAAAAGCACCGCTCTCGTCTGCCAGTAATTTAGTCAATTCATTTTTAGCAGTAGATAGTCGTTCGTTGGCATCCGCTAAATTATTGGTTCTGTCCAAATATGCCTGTTGTTCGACTGTCAATTCTTTAGTACCATTACGCATATCAGTTACGGTTTCAAGATACTGAAGACCGACTTCAGAAAGGATTGCGGCATCCTCACCAGCACCTTTGAACACGTCTGCAATTAAAGTCTGTTGTTCTTTAATTGGTAGATTAGAATCTCGAATCTTTTTAACAAAAACTTCTATACTACTCCCCACAGACACGGTTCCATCATTGATGTCTTTGAAGAATTTATCTGCGTATTCTACTCCAAAAGCTTTTTGGAATGCATCTTCAGTTGTCTTACTTTGTTCGGTGACAGAAAGTCCAAACTCCTTTATTGCGTCAACTCCTTTGTCATTATAAAATCCTAAGAGTTCATTAGCAGTTGCGGCATCTATAAAATCCTTTGCAGACAGACCCGCATTTTTAAATTGCGATGGGTACTCCTTTACCAAATCCAAAAACTTACCACTCGCATCGGCACCGCCTTGAAAGCCACCCTCAATTAATTCCGATGCCTCTAAAAAAGATATTCCATATTGCAATGAAAAGTTTTTGGTAGCTTCCAATAGTTCATCCTGTTCCTTACCATACGTGTTGGCAATTTTATCCACTTGGACCACAATTTTATCCAATTCATCTCCTGTGGCGTTACTTAACAAAGCTACTTTATCACGAAATACTGAAAACTCGGAAACCAATTCATTCACCTTAACTGCCGCTGCCACGGCACCAGTAGCAATTGCCCCAAATATAGCACCCGTTGCAGCACCTTTGCCAAGTCCAGAAATTAAACCGCCAAAGTCACCAAAGCCACCAGCCAAGTTCATCAAACTGTCTTTGTACCTTCCCACGTTTGACCTTCCGTCGTTTAAACCCTGATCAAAATCCACTATTTTCTTTTTGCCTTCCCCAACTTTTTTGTAAAGTTCGTCATATGCCTTATTTGTTATGGAAATTCCTTTCACATGACCATCCAATTCATCTTGAAGATTCTTTACTTCAACTCGAAAATGCGACATCGAGCCTACATTTTTCTCCAAAGCCTTACTCTCATCGTTTAAAGCCTTGTTTAGTGACTTTTTTTGATTCTGTAAGACCTTTGTTTCTGCAATTATTTTTTTTAATTGTGTTTCTTCTTTGGACAGAATGAGATTAGATTTATCTCTGCTGTCGTTCAAAGCCTTCACAGCCTTATTATATTGTTGTTCCGATACAATATTGGACTTTAATCTTTTGGATAGCTTAAACAGTGCAGAGTCCGCTTCGGTAGTTGTCATTTTGCCATCTCTTACACGCTTCTCCACTTTCCTTTGAGCATCGGCGTATAACTTTAAATTAGAGTTTGATTCCTTATAAGAATCCGTTAGTTTTTTGAGGTTGTCGTCATATTGGCTTATGACCTTATCTGCTGACTTGATTTCCTTTTTTAAATCGGATTTCGCCTTGGATGTTTTTGCCAAGGCTACTTCTACCTTGGCAATATTCTCGACTGTTTTTGAATGACCAAGTACTTCTATTTCAAAAGCAATTGTCTTGTTTGCCATATTATTATTTTTAGTACTGAAAAAAGTAAGATTTGACAAAGTCTTTGCCAAAATAAATCCATTCCACACGTCCGGGTAGGCTGCTCACATTAATTGTAAGACCTCCACCAAATACGATTGCCGTAACTTCAAAAGTAACACTCAAGGTGTCAATTTCACCCGAATATAGTTGTTTGGATTCTGTTTGTTCGGTGCCTCTATAATTAAAGGAAACAGAAGTTGTACCAGTCACTCCACCAATATTTTTAACCTTAACTGTAATTGTAAGTTCTTCTGCCTCTAAATTGAATGAAGACGTAATTTCATAAAATTCAAAAATCGGTATTTGATAAATTGGTAAGAATCTTTTTGATAAGATTTGTACAAACTCCGTATAAGTCGAACCTACATCATTAGGGTCGTACTTTGATATTTTATTAATCCGTGCCAAAATTAATTCATTTCTTAATCTTATTTTGTAGATACTCCTATAATCTCTCCTTAATGAATTAACATTATTGAAACCAGCGATGTCATAAGGACTAAAGTATATGTACCCAGAAAGCAATTTGCTTTGTTCTACTTCATTTATGAACTGCTGAAAATGTTTAGTTACCAACCCGACACAATTAACTTGGTCATCCATATTTAAACTATTCATGTTTACATTTTCGTCATCGAAGAAGAATAAATGTGGTACATTAGTTCGTGTCGTACTGCCTTGTTTCCAAGTATCGGATGACAATGTCTTTAAGCCATCATAATGAAGGATTCTTACTCCATGACCTTCAAACTTTTCAATTAATCGAATTTTCGGAAGCTTCAGCTCATTCAATCCAATTTGTCCAATAAAGTCCATAAATGTAGCTGAAAAATCAAATTCTATCTCATCAGTTTCCTTTCCCTTAAATTGGCTATTGTTTGAAACTACGGAACTGCCATAGTCGATATTGAAAATATTTTTTAAGTAAGTAAGTTGAAAATCATTGTCATCCTGTTTATACTTATATCGAGTATTTTTTCCCTTCTCATCCATTATCTCGAATATTTCAAGTTCCTTACTTGCGTCCACTTTATCTTCCCAACTTATAACATTTGAGTAGTCGTAAAACTTGTCGTAATCTTCTATGTATATAACACGTTTCTCCAAGTCTGTCATAACGATTAATTCAAAGTTCCTAATTATAGAAGTTATAAATTCGAGTTGTGACCATTGTGGTAAGAATCGCATTAGATGGATGGTATCTCCTTCGCTCTTTGGAATAAATCTCAATCTATTCTCAAACCGACAAGCACCCTTCAGAAATGTTATATCTCCATCGGATGACAAGTATCTAACTATAATATAGACCTTTGAGGTTATTGGAATTTCCATGTAGGAAAATGTAGTCGTTTCAATGTAGTGGGTTCCTGTATAAGTAGCCGTGCCAACTCCATTTTGATATGACTTATTTCCAGAGGCATCCTCAACAACTACAAAGAATTGTAACACCATTGATTTGGTGACAGTAAACCTTAAAGCGAAGTAGAAAGTCTGTGTTAAGGCTGCCCTCGGGTTGTAAAGATGATTCGATACTTCAAAGGAATTAGTGTTGTCAAAATTGGTTTGATAATCTACATTGTCAAATTCTATAATATACTCGGCCGTACTTGATGTTCCATTGGAAACGACTTTATCTTCATTAATACCTGCTCTAAATTTGAAATTATCTTCAAATCTTAGTTGACCATCAAAGCCTGTAAATTGCTCATGAGCGATGTATTTTTTAGATAGTATATTATTCAAGAAATTAGATTCTATCTTGAAACCGATGCCTAAAAAGATTCTCTGGAATACTTCAGCAACGTTTATAACAGGGTACCTGTCCGTAACTCTTAATCTGTTGTTTCTGCCAACTATTTCAATATACCCATATCCATCTGCTACAAATTGAATGTTATCACATAATATTTTAGAGTTTCCTTTACCATCATAGTCATTGGTGACAGTAAATGAGTTCTCTAAAATATTATAGGTGTCTTCTTCAAATCTAAAAATCAATATATCTTTATTGGAAAAGTCATTCGGGAATACTTCTCCATTGATTATAAATTCTGTTTTATTGGAGTTTGCTAGAATAGCTTTGTGAACGTAAAAAACGCCTAAAAAGTCACTATTTATCACAGGATAAATGTAAGGTTTAATGGCGTTTGGAACTTCAGCAGACTCTTGGCTTGTTTGGGTCCACGGATGCGAGTAGTCCCAAAAGTCCAAGTCCCAAAGCATTAACTCGATTAAATCGTTTGCCCAATTACCACTATTCCCAATTATATAGAACTCGAATACTGTTTTATTATCAACTATCTTAACTTTTGAAAACTTTACTCTACCAGAAATTAAGGTACTAGAACTCTCAAGCCTTGCGGTATATTTTTTGGATAGGCGGATGGCATCTTTTGAGGTAATATAATCTGGAAACCCAAACACACGTCTTACTTTATCCGTTGCATCCAACTCGATTAAATAGGAAACCGCATTAGAACGTTCTTTCGTGTTTCTAATGTCAATTACGGAATAATCGAATAGGGTTTCAATGCTTTTGGAAACATCGAGTAATTCATTATTAATATAAAGGCGTGTGTTATTCATTTTTAGATTTTATCCGATTAAAACATTATAAATAATTCCGTTTGAGGATTCGAGTTGTTTTATTTGAACACTTTTTTCTTCCGTTGTCATTAATAAAATGCAGTCGGGTTTCTGTGGTTCATAGTCCAGAAAATAATCTACTTTAAGTTTATCTTCATATTCTACCCTCCCTACCCTGTTGGAACAAAAATCTTCAAATTCAAATTCATTTTCAAATAAGAATCCAAGTTTAGACAAAGATTCGAGTAATTTCTTCTTAAATACTACCATGTAAGCATCAACGGCAACTTTAATTGCGGATTCTAACAAATCATTTCCAAATGTTTTATCATTGCTTAAATAGTCTGTACTCGCTTCGGTTTTTAAAGGTTTTATCATTATTGATTTTTTTGGATGACGATTCTTTTTAAATCATTTATTACCACTTTTAAAGTAGTGATTTTAATAGTTAATTCAATATCTCTGTGTACATCAATAGAATCTACTTTAAGATCTTCAAATACTATGATTTCGAGTTCATAGGCATCTATTAAATATCCTAAAGCTATTATACAACAATTTTGATTTCTACTGTTAACATCGCCTTTAATCGGTGGCTCTGGAATATTCTTAAATCTTGGTAAGTTTGCCATAATTAATAATTATCAAAAGCCTCAAACGAAAAGTTTAAACTTAGTTGAACCAGAGTTCCGGAACTCTTGGATGTAATGGAACTCGATTTTATTGTTATTGCTTTTCGGGTTCCTTCTTCATTAAGCCAAACGGACTTTGAGGCTTGTAACTCCACTAACCAATTTGCTGTTAACTCGCTCACGAATCCACTAAAAACATTTACCATTTTTTGAGTACTGCTTTGGAGTATTCCAACTTTGTGAAAATCGGGTTGATGGCTATTGGGTAGATACTTTTCAATTTCGGTTTTTTGAGTTTCACTACTTATTGTGACGTTTCCTGTAAAGTTAAAACAATCAAGTCCGCCAAGGTTATTAATCCACTCAAGTCTGTAAGCCTTACAAGGATTCCTAACTTTAAAAGTTACGACTTTTGATATTCTTTCTTCTCCACTATCCTCAAGCCATATTTCCATCTTATCTACATCGGATGCAGGGACTTCAACTATAAACACTCCGCAGCCGTTGGTTATAGAACCCGAATAATTAGTTGCGGTATTCGAGTTTCCTACAAATTTTTCAATTACCAATACAACGTACTCTAGATTAGTTATGAAATATAAATATGCCTTTTCATTGATTCCAATATATTGATAATTTGGGGCGTTTGTCAGAAAATTAGATGTAGTATCTTTTAGGATAAAACTATCAAGGTTTGAACTATAATAGTCAAGATTAATCATGTTTGCTTTGTAAGTACTTGATGTCGTTGTACTACCCGTACTAAGTATTCCAATGGAGTTGTCGTAATACTCCGTAAAGACACAATAGAACGGTCTTAATGACTTAGGTACGTCATAAGTTCCAACCGTATTGTTTACAAATTCAAACTCCAAGAAAGCCTTTAAAACATTGTTCAAATTAAATTCAAAGACACCATCAACTTTTTTAGCAGTCAAAGTAACTGCCAAAGATGACGAAATATAAACCTTGCACTCTAAAATTAGAGAGGCAGCGGACACGTTACTTGTACAAACGAATATTATAGATTTATACACGCTATTGTGATCACTCGGATTCTTAGTTATTGTTATCATTGGTGTTGAATTTAGAGTCCAATTTTCTTATTTTACCAGTTAACGACATCCTGTTTTCAGTCATCTTAATAAGCTTTTCAAAGGCAGAGTTATCTATTTTAATTCCCACATTTGCGTTCTCCACAACTCTTCGATAAGCATTGAATTTTACTTTTAATTGTATTTTAGAGTGACCAGCTTGGAATGCTGAAGAGATTAATCTCATTGTCGCATCTATTAATTCAGTAGCCTTTTCGAGTCCATATTCTTTAGCCACTTCGACTGTCTTTTCTGCCATTACTTTTATATTGAAAGGTAACGCCTTTTCCTTCTTCAGAACTATTTTTTTACGTCTAGACATTATTTTATTTCGATTTGAGTATTAGTAATAAAGTGGTTTATAGATGCCTCAAAAAGAACGTAAACGGCATCTCTTATCATTTTTTCAATTTGCTTTTCATTGTCCTCCAAAGTACGACTTACAAATTTCTTCTTTTTGTCATCTCCATCCGTTGGAATACCTTTTTTAAATATTGCCGCTTGGATTGCGAACGCCACAGAACGTTCGTCCTTACCTCGTAAATTAATCTTCTTATCTTTTATCCATTCAATTAAGACATCCAAAGGCACACGCTTCACCCCAGCCTTTCTGCCACTTTCCACAAAGTCGCCATAATAAAGATACTTACCAACTATTTTCCACCCTCCAATTTCTTGTGCCACAATTACCTCAATACTATTGTAAAGATTTTTTTTGGCAATATGATTTTGAGATTGTAATTCCTCTTTAATCATGTTTTCAAGTGTTTTCGCAATTGGTAACAATCCTTTCTTCATTATCCAGACTTAAAAAGTTTTTAAGACAGTACTCGAAATATTTAAGTACTGTTTTGTTTATTGTATTCTCATCCTAACAATATTTATCAAGTATTACTGTAAACACTACTTTATGGAGTATTACAGAATCATTAAAGGAATGCGAGTTGGGTTCCGTTGTTATACCGCCTTGGATTCGATATTCATTAGGTAGTTCCTCGCAAAATTCTAACATCATTTCATCCAAACTGTCCCAAATTTCAGTTTTATCTTCTTCTGTTAATTGTTCTCCATCATTGCGATAAAAATCGAGTTCACTAATGTAGATTACAATATCAAAAGAGATACTATCGTTTTCAAAATTACTCCTTTTCCGTGGAGGCGTTAAAAGCATTAATGGATAGTTAATATTCCCGTCATTCATTAGCGATAAGAATCCAAATGTAAAAGTTTGGAAACCAATTTTATTAATCGCTACATTGCCAAAGTCTTCTTTAAGTTTTGTGAAGCTCATATCTTTAGAATTGTTTGAGAATCCAAATAGTGTTTCAACTTTCCACTTTGGCTACATGGAGTAAAAGTATCTCCTTTTAGCTTTTCAATGACTGCCAACTTCCCTTTTTTGTAAAAGTATTCTTCAACGATATTCATATACTAATATTTATTATTTATTGATAAATTTATGATTTGTCATATAATGAACTCGCATAATTACTTTCTGCAATTTTTATAGACACAAGCCTAAAAAAATCATAGAGGTTCATTTGTTCGACTTTTTTTACTTCTGTTGGACTTTCTGAAAGTGATACGATTTGAGCATACCATCCAAACTGTTGAAGTTCGGTGTCGTCTCCTTTTTTAACTCCGCTGCCAGCAAAAATATTTGGGAACGTTTCTTCAAGGTGTTGAAAAGTTCTACTAAGCAAAAAAAAACCTCCCAAGCGACATCCATAGTCAGTTCATCCATAAAGAGTTCAGCACGACTCAAGGATTTCTGTTCATCATACTTCTCATTTTTCAGTCTGCAATGAATAGCAATTATATTTGATAGGGTTTCAATACGCCCACCATCTAGTGCCTTCTCCGCAAGTTGTAAGTCTGCTGCCTCTGTAAATTCGATTGCAGTAACGTTGTTCATCGGTTGTTCAATGGATAAATTACCTATCTTAAATCGGTTCACCGTTGGCAGATAGAAAGTCTGTCCCCGAAAATCGAATGAACTTATTTTTTTGATTTTCAAATCAATAGGAAAATTCAATACGCCGATGATGAACCTACTCAAATACTGTTGATAGAATGTTGTCCTTTGAGTTGGCATTAGTTGGTCAACCAAATTCTCATCTATATCTGTGAGGCATTTTATGACCTCACCATAGAGTATTGGCAACGTCTTAATCAATTGTTCATCAGTTAGTGAACTGTTTAGGATGCCAATCTCTTTAGCCATCTCGTCAGTTTGCTTTTCAATAGCGAAAGCATAAATCTTTTTGACAGCATCGGGAAACCTCATTGCAATTTTATATAGTTCAACGCCCTGTTTTAAGGTTACATCTCTCCATTCATCACAAATATTTATCACGGTGCTGCCGTTCATCTCTCTTTGTACCATATTTATTTTAGTCTAAAAAGTTTAGTTTTTTTAGAATCTTGCCTAATTCCTTTCTTGACCTTTTGAACCTACTCCTACCTCTAAAATTAGTTTTTTGATGGAGTTCATCAAGTTCATCAAATGATTCCAATAGGTAATTAAAAAGCATTTCGAGTTCCTTACGAAAATAAACTTCCGTTTGTTCATCCGTTTGTTCAGCTGGTTTAATATTCCAAGGCAATGTGTCATCAACAACTAAATTATCCAACAACGGGTCGTCTTCAGAACTATCAAATGGAGTTTCCATCGGTTCATCTGGTTCATACGGTTTAATTATTTCACCCCGTGGATCTCCTTCATCACTTTCCAATGGTTCATCATACGGACTATCCAATGGTTTATCCAATGATTCGTCCATAGCTTCATCAACAGGACTTTTCATCGGTTCATCCAATGGTTTATCCAGAGTCGGTTCCAATTCGTTCACAGTCTTTTTTTTCGGTGTCGTGACTCTTTTTTTTCGAGGTTTGCGGACAGCCTTGGTAGGTTTCTTTTGAAGTTCATCACCGCTGCCTTTAATTTCATTTTCCATAATTGCAATATTTAATGTTTAATGTTAAAAGTTCACTACTTTTCAAGTAGCATATTATAAATTTTTCTAACTGCTCTTTGCCCTTGCTTAAATCTAGGTAAGCCTCTATATTTTAAATTCTTTTGCATCACACAAAGTTTATCCATATCAATAGATATTTGCAGAAGTCCATCTTTGATTTGTTGGCGAAGAGTTTCTTCTTTTTGGTGTTCACTCGGGGCGACGTTGCTAGTTTCCTTTTCCATAGTTGTTTTGATTAAATAATTACCATTCACTTTTCCCTTTTTTCCCAACATGGATAGTTGCAGTTTTTGACTTGTACTCGAAAGCCATACGCATCATTATCATATCTCTCCAATCGGGTGAACGTCCTATTTGTTCTTTAATAGTTTTTTTATCCACAATCCGTAACTTTTGGTCATTACTCGGTTGCCGTTTTAAAGTTTCAAGTTCTTGAATAATCTGTTCCTTTTCGTTTGTCGTCAGGATAGCATCTATATAAATTCCATTGGAGTTTATCTTTTCGGCAAGTTTATAACAGCATTGTGCCTGTGCATTTTGATATTGTTCTACTTCATCTCCTTTGTGTGGTTTTAATGGAGTTCCATTATTCACGAAAGCCACCGCCCTTGGTAAGAATCCTGTTTTCCCTCCAATTAATCCACCGACACCATCACTATCAAAAGCAATATTCCTTTGAGGAATTTCGTGTTTTGTTTGGAGATGTTTAATAGCACCTATGATTAAAGCACCTCCCGACTTTTCAAAGCTTTGAACTTCCTTTAATCGCCAATTATTCCAACGCCCAACTATGAACTTGTCTGAGCCATAAGCCGCAATATCGCAAGTTAAGTATTGTTTGTTCTTATCTTCTATTTCATCTCCGATTTCATTAAGTCCAATATGGTCGTTATGGAATAAGTCCATAATTTTATCGTACTCGCAAAGTGTATTAGGGTCATCGTCATATTCCCAATTACCTTTAAGCAGACGTTCCTTTTCAGCACCCTTTAATATTCTATTTAAACTGTCAAGGTAGCCACTATCTAACATATTATTGTCAGTTGGCAAGGCTTGGATGAACTTAATATGCCTTTCTAAAGTATTACTTTGATTCTTTTTATAGATTGAATACAGGTAGTTTTTTGATGGATTACAAGTCTGTAATAATTTACCCTTTAATCCATACTTGTCGTTATTCCATCTACCAATTGAAATTTGTAAATTATTCTTACAGGACTCCGTGAACTCTCCAGCTTCTTCTATCCAACCCCTTGTCATTTGCATTGAACCAAACCTCTCGAATAAAGGGTCAGAAGGCATATATTTTGCATCCAAAAGATAGACCTTGCTGCCATTATGTAACTTATAACAACTTTCTTGACCGTTATACTTATAATATTGATTCGTCACGCCCCAATTTTCCAATACCTCAAGTATGGATGGAACAGTAAATTTCTTTAAATCTTTTAAGGTTCTCCTAGCTATAAAATAAAAAGTTTCTGGATAGATTAAAGCATCTCCAAATATTAGTGAACATCCTACATATGACTTGCCACTACCTTTAGAACCACCATATACAATTTCTTCTGTCGTGTCATCTATCCAAAACTTTGAACATTCCTTTTGCTTTAGATTTCCGTTTGTATCGAATAGTATTTCCATTTACAAAATTTTCATTCCTATAATTTGCTGAACGTTTAAATTCCCCTCTAATTCAATTTTAATTTTATCGAGTCCCAATAGCTTTGTTCTCCTTTCGCATTGTTTAGATATTAAATCCATTATGGCTCTCGCCTCTCGCATATAAGAAACCTCACCCGGTGTTCTTGTTATGGTGTTTTGTTGTTCCATTGAATCGGGAGTATCGGTGCTAATAGGATTCCCATTCATGTCCAACTTACTTATTTTTTTACCAATTTGTCTTTCTTCAGTTAATGTAAATTCTTTAGACTTTTGCCAAGCCTCCATCATTTCATCGTACATAGTCCATAACTTGCTTTCCAACTTATCAATTTTGGTCAACTCGATAAGCATTTTATCTTCTATGAAGTCGATTTTTTGTTCTTGCCAATCCTTTACTATTTTTTGTAAGTCCCTCGTAACTGTTGTTCGTGTTACGTAGCCTTCAACCTTTCTTTTAAGACATAATTTATCCGTTATCTCTTGATGTGTGTCACCCCTTAGAAACAACTCAGCAATAAGTGGAGCATCCGATTTTATCTCGGCTTCACTCCTTTTGTTCATTTTTTTTCTATTTGTTCGAGGCATATATTACAAGATTAATATTCCACTAATGATTTATAAATAGGTTCATCCAATTTTAAGTTTTTGATTTTTAATAGTAATTAAGGATGCAAAAATAATAAACACTTTTAGTAAAATAGATTTTATGCGAGTGTGCATTCCTATAAGTGTGCAGTTGGCTTTAATTTTACTATAAGCAAGTTGTTACGATAAAACATCTAAAATTGCTAAAATAGCTTCTGTTTTCATAAAGTATATTGTGTTATTATCCTTTACGACTTCATATATTCTAAATTCCATATATAAAGAAATTAAAAAGCCACCAAGATGAATAGTATCAATGGTGACTCTTGGTTTTATTAATTTATTGCATCTCTTTCACTACGAAAGTCTTTTATTGATATTTGAGTAATACTCGTGATTCCAATATCTTGAACTCCATTGATTTTAAGCTTCAACAGCCTTTTAATTAATTTAGAATCAAATACTCCATTGTTTAACATTACAACGTTTGAACCTCCCCCTGTACCTCCGTCCGCATACATTATGAGATAACATACGAAGTAACATTTTGGAGTTGGTCTTTTTTTACGTGAGTAGTACATTAGGTTCTATTTGACTCATTAAAATTATTTTGCCCTTTTTATCCTCCATGACTTTGAAGAAACAAGCCAACAAAGCTTCCGTATCGGCTTTTGAATTATGTGCACCATCAAATTTTTTACCAAATAGCTTTAAGTGCATTTCCTGTAACGACGGCCACTTGAAACCATGATAATTTTTAATACCAATGTAACGTGATAATGGCTTCATTGTGTCAATAGAAACTACATTTTTAGGAAAAGTAGCCTTTGGGAATGTTCTGGCAAGTTCCGAAAATACTACATTAAAGTCGAACTCCATGTTATGAGCGACTAGGATAGTTTTATCCACTTGTTGAAAATCCATTACAAAGTCCATCAATACATCCTTTAATGGTCTGCCGTTCTCTTTTGCCAACTCTTCAGAAATTCCATGTATCTCAATCGAATCTTTGTCTGGCTTAAAGTTTTCGGGAATAACAATGAAGTCACCTTCTGACAGTCTTTCTCCATTTTGCTTACAAAGAATCCAACTAATAGAAGCAATGCGAGGATAGTTGTCCAAATCTTCATAGTATGGCTTACCAAATTGTTTAGGTAGTCCCCAAGTTTCGGTATCGAAAAATAAAAAATTAATTGATTCCATTTTTAAGTGTTTAATTTTATAACGGTTTTAAAATCATTTTGACATTGTTAACTTCTATCGTCACGGTTGCACTTTGTTGCGCAAGAGCCTTTGAAATTATTTTAATGCTCATTGGATTGTCACTACCAAGATAAGTGGAGAAAGCACTTGCATTAACTTCTGTGCTCTGTGTAAATTCCAAGTGTGTACTAAAGTTTACCCCAGCTAAGGCGGCCACGAACTGCTGTAAGGCAAGTCTTATTCCTTTCTCATCCTCATATTGAAAATTAGAGAATACGGATTGAATTTTATCCTCTGAGAATTTTATCTCTTCATCTCCATACAGTCCTTTGATAGGTCTTTTGTTACTATCGAGTATTTCTTTTTTCGGCATCTTTGTTTTTTTTTGTAAACTGTTTACAATATTAGCACAATATTAAAACAATTATTTTAAATTTACAATTGAATAGGTATTTAATGACAAATAAATAAATCAATAACTAATGACTTTTGAAAATTTATTGAATAAGCCAAAATTTAACCTTGAAACGTTAACGACACACGAGCATGATGGAAAAGATTACATAAAGGTTTCCGACTTTGCGGTGTTTATATCGGGACACGCTCAAACAATAGTAAGGCAGATAAAAAAAGAGAATGAGTCTTATGTGAAAAACATTTCTGCTTTAAATGGTAACTGTATCGAGGTTTCGGTATTTGAGGATGCAATAAAGAATCAGCCTTATAATCTCAAATCTTTGTTGTCTATTATAGAAGAATCTAAAGAACGAGCCAAATCAATAATAATTGACAACTCAAATGTTTTAATCCTAAAGACTGAATATGATAATCTATTGGAGTATAAGAGAGATTCTATACTAAAGCAAAATGAGATAAATTCTTTAGAAACTCAAATTGGTAAAATGTTTTTCGAGATTGAAGTGACGGAAAAAATAAAGGATGCCTGTTCAAAGATTTCGACACTATTAGCTAATGAAAACGATGCCGCAATTAATAAATTAAGAAACCGATATGATGGACAAGTTGGTGATTTGTTTAGTAAGGCGACACTCGACTTAAAGGTAATAGAGGCAGCGGACAGACAAAAGAGAGAATTAGATAAAAAGCATAAAGATGATTTGGTTAGAATTAAAGCGATTAATGATAAATTCATTAATGATTTGGAGTTAAAATATAATCAAAAGGTCGCATTTATGAAAAATAATGAAGACGCAAACTCCAAAGATAAAGTGTATAAGGATGGACTCCTAGTTTCTAAACACAATGAATCTATCAATGCACTCAAGGTTGAAAATAAAAAGGCTACTGATTTGATTCTTTTGGAATTAGAAAAATTGAAAGTGGAGTATGGAACTTTAGAAGATGACTTTCAGAAAAAAGATAGTGATTTGTTAGATAATCAATTATCCAATACGACACAAAGTAAGAATTTTTTAAGCCGGGTAGCCACGGATCCAATATTTCAATCTATTTATTTGTGCATGGTTATTTTTGGTACCATAACAATTGGTTACTTTGAATTATACTCCTCCTTTACAGGACAAACAAATCAGCATTGGACTTCGGGAACTGCTTTGGTAATAGTTTCTATTTGTTTGGGAATGGCTTTGGTTTGGACTGCTTACAACGTACAGGATGGCATTTGGAAAAATATCGCCATGACAATCTTTGCAATGTGCGAGTGGTCATCCTTTAGTTCCTTCATCCAATTAGAACTTGCCTATCCAGATGGGTTGGCAAGTTTTATAAATGCGGCAAAGTTGACGGCCTTTAGTTTGCTTTTGCCTGTGCTTACTGTCTTACTATCCAAGTCGGGTGAAAGTAAAAAGTCATTGATTGAAATTTCGGACAGCCTTGACGATTTGATTAAAACTTTGGCAGATAATAAAGTTATCTCTTCAAATGTTTTGATAAATTACTACAAAAAGCTTATTGTCATTCGTTCGGAAAAGAACAATATTTCACCTATATTTGAATTTTATAAAAGGATTCGAGTTGTGTTGAAAGATTGGTGGAAATGATGATTTTAATTTGGTTTTGTTTAGAGTTAGGCTACTTCATTTAAAATGGAGTAGCCTTTTTTATTGGAGTATTGAAAAATTAATCTTTTATATATTTGAAATATAGAAAGATATATTATATTTTTGTTTCTAAATTACAATTTATTTTGTAAAAAATATTTTTGAAAATCTTAAATAACTTTAAATCACTATGAGGCAGTTAATTTTTTTTACATTATTAGTATTATTCACTTTTTGTTCATGCACTACGGAAATTAAGCAGATTGAAACCCCTCATAAAGTAGAGATTCCAATCGCCTCTTCTATGGTCTTATTCCAAACGTCCGAAGATGGATTCCAAAGAGATGCTTTGCCGATTAATTATGTCAATTCTTTTTATGCGAGGTTTACAGGAAACAGAAATGACAAAGTCGAGTACATAGATAGATTTTTGCCTGTAGCTATTAGCATGGAACAAAAGTATTCTATTCCTGTGGCTTTCAAGTTGGCACAGGCTATTTTAGAAAGTGGTTCTGACAGTAAAAAATGTTTAGAGTCAAATAACCACTTCGGTATAAAATGTAAGGATGAGTCATATGGAGAAAATGGATGCAAAGATGGCTTTGCCACTTACCTTTCACCTTGGGAGAGTTGGAACTCTCACAGCAGGTTTTTAACTGAAAGAAAGTATTATAGTCATATCAAAGACATTTGTAATGGTGACTCGGACTGTTGGGCAAAAAAAGTCGGTCCTATTTATTGTCCTGACGAGGGGTACGTTGAGGCACTTTTGGCAGTCATGGATTCGTATGGATTAAGAAAGTATGATGTATTTTCGTATGATGAAAAATACAATTTGCCTACTCGAATCAATGTTTCACCATCCGATATAAACAGCGGTAACTTTTTACCTGTTGGGAATTATACTTACTTGCTGAATCCTTCGCATGGAGAAGACACAAAGGGCAAAATGAAGACCTTTGAAACTCCACTAAAAAATGGCGAGTATTCAATATATGAGTGGATCCTAAACAGGCGAGTTTCCAAACGTCTTGAGATGCGATGTAAGGAATTAAATATTCCATACCGAGTATTAGTTAACGAGGACAAAGATATAAGTAGGACGGAACGTGTTAGGCGTTCTAATGAATGTGAACAAAGTATCGGCAAGACAATACTTATTACCATAGATCACAACGCTGCACCTTTTGACAATTCTAACGAACCATCTATTTCAGATGAATATGATGAACCTAAAGAAGTAATTGCAAATGGAAAGGGACTTCAAGTAGCTTCGGGAATGGAGGCTTACCATTATGCGAACAATGGCAGAACTAAACATTTTCTCGATGTATTGGGAATGAATATTGACAAACGTTTACCGGGTTGGTATTCGAGAGGGACAAAGACGGCAAGGTTTCAAACGATAATGGAAACGAATATGCCTTCAGTAACTTTGGAATGCGGGTTTTTTGATAATAAGGCAGAAGCTAATTTTTTGAATAGTGACGTGTTCCTTATAAAATTAACAGAAGGCATCATTGAAACTTTTTGCGTATTCAATGGAGTACAATATGAGCCTTCTGCACTCTTAAAGTAATACACAGTCCTTAAAATAATTAAAGACAGTACTTAAAATATTTAAGTACTGTCTTTTTTTTATGCCTACTCCTGTCCTATTCAATAATTATAAATTCTTTTTTAAATTAATTTTCATACCAAGACCCGACAGAGCCTCATCCACAACTATACACCACAAATTAAATTAATATTTTTTCAAAATAGTTTCTTTATTACAAATATTATTCCGTACATTTGTAACATCATAAAAACGAATAATCAATTATCATAAATCAAAAATCGAAAATCATGCTAATAACTAAAAAAGAAATTGCTTACTGTTTAAATATTTATGGTGCAGATTACGGATGTAATAGAATTATACTAAGTAAAAACGGTTTTCAGTTGGAGTATCGAACGGAACTTGGTGAACCTAAACTTAATGTGGGTACTGCTTTAGAGGCAGCAGAACCTTTAAGAATAGCAATAAACAAAGCGCATAAAATCTATCAAGAGCATGGTAATATGTTAACACACGAAAGCTTAAAAAACGAATCCGATTTGGTAAAAAGGTCTGCTATTTATAAAATAGAACGATAAGTAATAAATCAATAATAAATCAATAAATCAATAAATCAATAAGTTATGAAATATTTTAAAGATTGCCAGACAGTACAAGACATCAAAAAAGAATTTCGAGTACTCGCCCTCCAGTTCCATCCAGACCGTGGAGGGGACTTGGAAACCATGAAAACTATCAATACAGAATATGCTTTCGCAATTGCTAATAAATTAAGCGGAACAGAGTTTCAAGATGCCGAATTAAAGATTTCTGAAGATTTCAAAAATATAATAGATGCCTTGATAAATCTTGAGGGACTCGTCATCGAGTTGGTTGGTAGTTGGATTTGGATTTCTGGAGATACGAAACCTCATAAAAGCACCATTAAATCTTTAGGAATGTTTTGGGCTAGGAAAAAAGAAATGTGGTACTACCGCCCGAGTAATTCTAAAGGCGGAAGAGGGACAAAGTCTTTTGAACAAATAAAGACAAAGTATGGTAGCCAAACAGTAACGAAAGCAAACACAACCTCAAAATCGTTTTCAAAATTATCATAGTTATTAGTTTTAAAGTCCTCGGATGTGCAAAAGTACGGCATTTGGGGACTTTTTTTTAATTTTTTTTAATCTTTGGAATTTCCTAAGACCCGACAGAGCCTCATCCGCTACTCCATTACTACTCCATCCACAAATTAAATCATTATTTTTTCAAAATAGTTTCTTTATTACAAATTATATTCCGTATATTTGTAACACAATAAAAAGGAATAATCAATTATCATAAATCAATAAATCAATAACTACTCTTAATTTTTTACTCATTGCTAAAACTTTTATTCGATTCCTTTAAATTGTTTAAATTCATTCATTATGTAAACCATTGCATTCGACAAGTCGTTTTCTGGTGCCTGTAAGTAATTAGAACGTACATGGTTTAAGACATCAATCCATCTTTTGT